CAAGACGCACTACCACAATCGCTACAGCACCCAAGCCGAGACCGAGCGCAGCGGCGCCACGGCTACGCTGGAGATTTACTACACCGCGCGACCTGATGGCGACGGGTATGCTGAAAGCGAAGTGAGCGACGTCGGCGAAACCGACACCATCAACCGCACGCTGTACTACAGCACGAAGTTCCAAGCCGACCCCGACACCGCCGGCGATTGGACAGAGTACACCACACAGCCCGCCGATAACGCCACCTTCGCCACAGCTAAAGCGGCGCTCCTTGCCGGCCTCAACGAAACTGACGCCACAGCTGAGACGCGCGGCACGTTGCCGCTGTCGCTGAAGATGGTGCGCACTACCACGGCGGCGGCTAGTGATTTATTGCTAGACACCTACACCGGCGCGGCGGCGGCGTACTCAGTGCGTAAGCTGGACAAGGATTACACAGGCTACTGCATGCGTGTGCGCGAGGATAGCGGCGACACTGAAGCTGACATCGGCTTCGACGGTAGTGGCGGCGTCGACCAGTCTGCCATCGCCACGCATTGCGGCAGCGCTAATGGCTACGTAGTTACCTGGTACGATCAGAGCGGCAACAGCAACAACGCCACGCAAAGCACGTCAGGCAATCAACCGCAGATATACAACGGCACGGCGGTGATTACCGAGAATGGGAAGCCTGCTTTAACCCCATTGCATAATGGAGATCAGTTCGAAAGAAGCAATACGGGCATAACTGGACAATATGCCTTTGGCGTAATAAAAACAACTGACGCATTGAATTCAATTATGCTGACGTCTAATACGTTAGGCAGTATTTATCTGCTGTCGGCTGTTGATGGCGCAACATTTGCGGCTAGCGATAGCACAAGCTCACCAACCTACTACAAAAACGGCTCAAGCTACTCACCGAGTAATGCAGACGCTCTCAATACAGACTTGCAGAGTCAAACGCTAATGGCGTTGTCATATACTAGCTTCAACAATCACGTGGTTGGTTATCCTTGGGCTTCTAGTCGTTCAATGATGATTAGTCAAGAGATTATTATTTACAACTCTGACCAATCCAGCAATCGCACCGGCATCGAGACCAACATCAACGACTACTTCAGCATCTACTAATGGCTACCGTCTACCTCCCCGTCACCGCGCGCCTGAACCTCACCAGCGAGCAACGCGCCAAAGGCATCAGCCGCGAGCTGTACAACCTGAAGCTACCCAAGCACCTCCACGAACCTGGGCGCACAACTACAATGCTGCTGGCCACCATTCAGCACCCAGAGACAGGACAGTGGGCGTGCGTCGGTGACACCGATCTAGCTATCAACGTACACCCAGAGCGCGACCTGCATGCGCTGATAGCTTTGTTCCCTCAGCTCACGCAGGAGGAGCGCGACGCGATGACGTACTACATTGGCACGTCGGCGGTGGTGCTGTTCCAATATCTGATGCCGAGTGACTCTGAAGTATTAACGCAAGAGGAAGCAGAAGCGGCGGGTTGGTTTGGCGATTCTCTGTAAATTGCTGTCATGGAATTTCTCCTCGACAATTGGGCTGAGCTGCTTCTTGCCTTCCTGGTATTCGCCAAGGTTGTGGTGAACCTCACGCCCAGCATTAAGGACGATCGGGTATTTACGTACATCGATTTGCTTGTCAATGCTATCATCGCGAACAACACAAAAGACCCTGAATAATGGCCATTCTTAACGGCACTGTATTTCTTCTCTCCATTGGCGGCACGGCGTTGCCAGACCAAACCGAGGGCAGTATCTCCATCAGCATGGAGACACGCGACATCACCACCAAAGACTCAGCGGGATACCGTGAGCTGTTGGAGGGTGTGCGCTCTGGCACGATCAGCGTATCTGGATTGGTAGACGACGACGGTGCCGGTGGTGCCGGTGGTGTTTTGTTTGCCGACCTCGACAGCCGCACAGCACAGACGTTGGTGTTCGGTTTCGACGATGCCACCGACGACTACAACTACTCCTGCTCTGCGTTCTGCACCAGCTTGGAGGTGAGCGCTGCAACTGAGGACAACGTAACGTACTCGGCTACGTTCGAGATTACTGGCGCCATCACGCAAACCGTAGCTTAATGAAGCTAACCCTTAGCGGCAAGGAGTTCACACTTCGTTGCGATATGCGTGCCCTGGCTAACGCCAAACGCGAGAGTGGCATCGACATCGGGAAGCTCGATGAGGATGCTGTACAGATTGGTACCCTGGTATACTATTTGGCGCAGTCTGGTGCCAAGCATGCCGACGTCCCATTCAAGTACGAGCTTGACGATTTCTTGGGGTTGATTGATATGGCCGACATCGCGGCTATGACCGAAGCCCTGGTGAAGTTGCTGGGCGCAGGCACAGAAAAAAAAAGCGAAGGGTAAAGCGCTGACAGTGGAGGACTGTATCAAAGTGGGGTTGGGTCAATTGCGGCTCGACCCCACTGCGTTTTACGACATGCTGTTCTCAGACTTTCAGATTGCCGCCGAGGGATTCTATGAGCTTGAGGAGTTGCGCCAGCAGGCACACTGGGAGCGATCGCGGTGGGTGGCGTGCCTGACGCTATCGCCACACGCCAAGAAGGGCCAACGCATAAAGCCAACCGACCTTGCTATCTTCCCGTGGGAGAAGAAACCAAAGAGCAAAGCCGACAACCGGCTACTCAAAAACGCATTGAAGGGCATAAGCCATGGCAAGACTTAAGGACCTAAAGGTTACAATTGGCCTAAGTAAGAAGGGCTTAACTAAACTGAACGGCGACCTGCGCCGGGTCAAGGGAAACTTCAGGCGCAACTTCGGGGAGATTGCGGCGCTGGCTGGCAACGTGGCTACAGCTATAGGCACGTCCTTGGTGGCTGGCCTCGGTGTCCTGATTAAGAAAGGTTCTGAACTCCAACAACTCAAGGTTGGGTTTCGGTCTATCATGGGCGGCGCAGATCAGGCCGCGGCCATGGTCGACAAGCTGAACAAGTTCACAGCTTCGACGCCGTTTCAATTGGAGCAGGTCAGCCGCTCGGCGCGCCAGCTGATTGCTGTTGGTGTTGGTGTCGATGACATCACCGACCGCATGCGTATGCTTGGCGACATCGCGGCGGCATCGGGCAACCAGATTGAAGACATCGCGGCCATCTTCGCGAAAGTCCAGGCCAAGGGTAAGGTAGACCTTGAAGCTCTCAACCAACTTGCTGAACGCGGCATACCCATCTTCGACCAGCTGCGCACCGTCACGGGTGATGCCAACATGGAGTTCGGTGCCGGCTCGGTAAAGGTCAGCGAGTTCAACGCGGCGCTCGAGCAGATGGCTGCCGAAGGTGGCTTCGCCAACGATGCCATGGTCAACCTGTCAGAGACTGTCGACGGGAGACTGTCGACGGCGATGGACAACATAGGTATCGCGCTGGGTGAGTTCGCTGAGAAGTCGGGGTTGCTGGATGCGGTCAGCAATACCCTCGAGGACTTCACCGACCAGATTCAGCGCATGTCGGCCACCGACGATGACCTGGTGAAATCGCGGGAGGAGGTATACGACATCAGCGTGCGCTTGCGTGACGCCCATAAGGGCAACATCAAAGCGCTACACGATGAGGCACAGGCAGCCAAGGACGTTGCCTTCCAACTCAAACAGAACTTAGGTACCGAAGCAGCGGCGCGGCATTATGAAGGCGCCGCGGCTATGTACGAACGTGTCTTGGATGCGTTCAGCATGGCGGGCACACATTTGTCTACGCTTGGTGACGCGCCGGCAGCGACGGGCGGTGGAGATGATAAGCCGACAATTGAAGAATTCACGGCGACGTTTAATGCCGCGGCGGCACTGCGCGAGGAAAACATACGACTCGCCGAAGCCACGCACCAAGTCGTGGTGGCTGCGGGCGACGAGGCCGAAGCGTTAAGGGGTGTCAATGAGCGCATGGGTGAGATGTATGATCTCAAGATGAATCTCATGACGCTTGAGGAGGAGGAGCCATTGTTCGATGATGACGAGCAAGAGCGCATTGCTGAGGGTACCAGGTTGTTGGAGAACGCAGCCTTTGCCGCGCAACATATTGGTCAGGCGTTCAGCATCACCAGCCAGCTAACCGAAGCCGCCTTCGCCAACATCAAAGACAAGAGCCAAGGGTTCCACATGGCTGTCAAGGCTATGCTTGAGGACCTGCTTAAGAAAGCCATTGCCTTGGCTGCTGCTTTTGCAGCCATTCAACTTATTACCGGCGGCGCTGGTGGCGCGGCTTTGGGTGGTTTTAAAGGATTCATGATGCAAGGCATGGGCTTAGGTGGCATACCACAGATGGCCGAAGGTGGCCTTTTCACCGGCGCTAGTTTGGCGATGGTGGGCGAGGGACCGGGCACCAGCTTGAGCAACCCCGAGGTGGTAGCGCCACTGGACAAACTGCAAAGCATGATGGGCGGCGGCAACGTCACCGTTACGGGCCGACTAGATGGCCGCGATATATTGATAAGCAGCGAGCGGGCAGGCTTTGACCGTAACCGCGTGAGAGGTTTCTGATGGCAGGCGAAAGACTTTACAGCGAGTTTCGCGACCACTACGGCGACGATTGGCGCGTAAGCATTTACGACACAAATGGCGCTTGGAACCCAGCTAACGCCGAGAGTTTCAAGCTAGGCAGCGAAGGGTTCATACTTAGCTATAGCGGCAACAATGAGCAACAGTACCAACCTATCATACCAAGCTCGTTAACGTTTACGTTGTACGAGGAGAACGCCGACCACACCCAAACGCTGGACCTGCTGTATAGCTTCCCTGAGGGCCGCTTGCTGGTGGAAGTGTACAGCGATCCCGACGGCGACAACGAGTTGTATTGGCGCGGCGTCGTATTGGCTGACCAGGTGGAACGCAATGACGAGCCGTTCCCGACAGCTGTCAGCTTGACAGCGAGCGACGACCTGGGCAACCTTAAGGACGTTGACTTCAGCTTAGATCTAGGCGATGTCGGTGGCTCAGGCTTGCAAGTAATCAAACAGCTTGTGCGTTGCTTGGGCGGGCTGCGTACATACTCACGCTGGGCAGACGGCGAGCCAATCATTCGGTACATCAACGATACTCAGCTTTACAGCTCTGAAGATGACACCGACCCGCTTGGCATAATCATAGCGCAAACGCCTGTTAAGGTGCTGGACGACGGCACGAGTGAAGCGTATAGCTGTTACGACATCCTGAGTAGCTTGGCATCTTGCTTTAACGCTCGCGTGTTCTTAGCTGAAGGCATCTTCTACTTCTGGCCGCTGAACGTACACAAGCGCGTCAGCGATAACGAAGCCATCCAAGCAATCGTAAAGCAGTATGACAAAGACGCTGACAACATCCCTTGGTCGAGCGAATACCTTTTAGATTTCTCTGGCAAGGTCAAGCGCATCGCTGGCACCGACTACGAAAAACTCAGCGGGCACGTGTTCACGCATTTGCCACCAGTTAAGAGCGTCGAGCGAACTAGGCGCTACAGCGGCAACATGTATGTGGTGCGCGGCAATGACGACACCGTAGTAACCAGCGGTCAGAACATCACGCTGGCCGACAGTGACCGCACCTATGAGACGGGCACAAAGTTTCGCATCAGTGGGTTTGTGGAGTTTCAAGTCCCACCCGATGCCAGCTTCGATTTTGGTTTGCCTGAATCGCGTGTACATATCGAGGTCGAGCTTATGCTAAAAGTTGGGAACCGATACTACCAACCCGAGATCTGGACAACCGACAGCTCAGACCGCTACGTTATCGACGTATCCAGCTTTGACCGTTCCAATGGTGCCAACATCAATACGAGCTACAGCTTCGTGACCGACGAGCTGCCAGCCGAGCTGGTGGGCTTGGACTGTACAGCTGTAGTCAAGTTCTTTAACGAGGAAGCTCCCGCGGTAAACGTCACCAGCAGCTACACCAGCGAAGATTTCTTCATCGACTTCGGCGTTGAGATAGTTGACGGCACCGGTACCAATGGCGACCTCATCACCTACCGCGCTACGCACAGCAGTAACAACGTGGTCGAAATCAATCAAGGTGAAATCCTGTTTGGCGATAACGTGAGCTTCAGCGCCCAGGGCAAGTTGTACGCCTTGGACGGTAGCTTAAACAGAGTTGAGAACGACTGGAAAAGCACCCAAACAGCTGGCCCGCTACCCATTCACCGCTTAGGCGTCGAAGAAGCATTAAGCCGACAGAAGTACGCCACGAAGATTCACCGCGGTACGCTGACCGATAAGGTCGAGATGTACATGACGCTGGTGGACAACAGCGAGTTCTATGTGCCGTTTGAGATGAGCACGAACATGAACCGCCGCGAGACTACTGTGGAGCGATACAAGATTGCCTACGACAACAGCGGCATCACCAGCGCCGACGACCCGCCACGCTCTGACGGTGTTTTGCGTGACGGCGTTCTGGACCTCATCAACAGCAGTGCGCTCACCGTTACGCAGCAGGTGCAACAGCCTAAGCTCACCGCCGGCGGCTTTCCTGACGACTTCACTGCGGGTCGAGCCATGCAACAAGTAAGCAGTGTCGGCCCGCTGTTCCACCGCATCAAGCTCATTGAGCACAGCGGTGGCGCCATCCATGAGATACTTACCGAGCACCAGACGTATATGTACATGAACACCTACGTCGATACCGCCAACGGCACAGGCAACATTAGGTTGCCAAGGGTGGGTGAGAACGAAGGCCGCATGTTTAGATTCAAGAGCGATGGCACCATAACGGCAACGAAGAACTACCGCATCGTTCTACAACCAGACGAGCAAACAGCTGGCGTACGCATCGATGGACAAACGAGTTTCGCCATGGATCGCGACTACGACGGCATAGCTGTAGTTTGTTACGATGGCCAGTGGTACGTCATCCAACGTAAGAGCAAGTGAGGTACTTCAAGTTCAGCGAATTCGACTCACCCGACGCGCCTGGTAGCGGCGCGCGTATGGACGCTGACTTTTTGGCCATGCTCGACGAGGCGCGAAGCATCGCCGGCGTTTCGTTCCATATCAACTCAGGGTACCGAACCCGCGTACACAATGACCGCGTCGGTGGATCTAAGAACAGCAGCCACCTGCGTGGACTGGCCGCCGACATACGATGCCGTAACAGCTCTGAACGGTTTCTCATCGTAGCCGCTCTCATAGCCGCGGGCTTCAATCGTATCGGCATTGCCGGTAGCTTCATCCACGTCGACAACGACAGCGTAAAGACGCCAGGCGTGGCGTGGCTCTATGCCTGAACGTATCGGGCGCGCCATCGGCAAAGCCAGCCAAGCGGTGGAGGCCGTAGCTGAGTCCAGTGGCAACCGGTTGCGGTGGTCAACCAAGAACACCATGGGCGGCCTGATCGTGTCTACGGCGTGCGAGCAAATCGTGATACACGGCATCACCTGGGAGTCAATTGCGCTTTGTTTTGTGGGAATTCTCCCGCTTGCATTAAGTACCTTAGAATCATGAATGACGGGTACGACTTACTGGCTTTGAACCTTGCTTGGTTTGGGTGGGAGGTGGCCCGTTGGCAAGAAGTTATTGACTGGAGCATCAGCGCTGCGGGTGCTCTTACCCTTGTGGCACTCAACATCATACGACTTCGCAAGGCGCTGCATCAACATCGCAATGTTGACAGCGACAAAAAATAATTTTTTTCCCCTGTAAATGTCGGGCGTACTTGGGTGCCACAAAAT